CATGTGTCAAACAATAAACCACAAATCAAATGATTGAATTTTCAAAAGAATTAGCGGAGAAAGTGAACACCGTATTCAAGCAAAAAGAAAAGCTTCAGGAATTAAGCGAACACCGACTTCGCCAAATTGTAAAACTTCAACAGATCATTCAAGAGCATGAAGCAATAACCAGACAAAAAACAAACGTGATCAAATTGCAAGCCGACGCAAAGAACGCATTGTTGAAGAAGCATGAAGAAGAAATTGAAAAGCTTCGGGCCGTGATTCTTCATGATGGTTATGACATAGAAGAAAATTACATGACAATAAAAAAATTGTCAAACATTGTAACCAATAAAAAGAAGAAGGCTAAGAAGTACAAGCAAATGTACAAGGACGCAAGACAAGCGAACGTGAAGCTTTCCGAAAGGCTAATTGAATTAGAATGGGAAAACAAGCAAGGGCGCGAACTTCTTCAAAAGCTTCAAAATTAGTATCTTAAGACATGGCAAAGACAAAGAACAAAGTAGGAAGGCCCAAAGACACCCTTGAAACGTTGCCTGAATTATGGTACAACGAAATACTTGACCTATACAAAGAAGGAGGTTCAGACGAAGAAGCAAAGGCCCTCTTGTGGAACATGAGAAACAAGAACGGCTTGAAGTTCTCGAACAACCTTTTTGAACGTTGGATTGAAGAAGAAGAGGAATTTTGGGAAACCATACACGCGGGGCGAATGCTTGCGGCGTCTTGGTGGCACAAAAACGGCCGGGAAAACTTAGGAGAAAGGAATTTCAATTATCAAGGTTGGTTCATGCAAATGAAGAACCGCTTCGGTTGGGCTGATAAGTCTGACATAAATCAACGAACTGTTCAGATCACAAGCGCGCCAATGTCGAAAGAAGAAATTCAAGACATTTCAAAAGGGCTTGACGAAGAGTATTAAACCAAAAGAACGGAAAAGGTGCGAACCGCTTCCGGCTCAAGACAAAGGTCTTAAACCAATAACACGGAAAACGATTCTTTTCTTGTGAAAGTTTTGTGAAAGTCGTGTGAATGTTGTAATATTATAATTCAAACAAACCACGAATCAACATGACGAAAGAAGAAACAAGAAAGAAAGTTCGACAAATGAAGTTTGACGCCGAAGCAAAAGAAAAGATTATTCTTGCTCAAATCTCAAAACTTGCGGGCATGATCGGCCACAAGATCGAAGACCTGAGTGACAACCGTCGCGGTTGGTATGACGACGAAAGCCCCGCTTTTAACAACGTGCCCGACTTTCTGAAGGATTACGACGACGACGTCAAGAAGATTGAAAAAGCGGCGTTTATAATTGATTCAACGGCGTTTGAATTGAGCAATCACGACTTAACACTTGAAAATATTTTTGACCTATAAACCACAAATCAAAATGAGCAGATCAATTAAATTCAGTAAACAAACAGTTCAAGTCTTACACGTTGAAATGACCGCCGACGAAGTTCTTGATTCATTGGAAGGTGACTTTGCCGGGATCATTGAAGCCCTTGAAGAACGGGGTTTCGAAGTAAAGAAGAAGGAACACACAAGCGACAATGACAAAGTGATTCACGCAATATGTGACAGATTCGGGCTATCTTATCACACCGACAAGAACACGATTCTTGAATTGTTCAGGTCTGAAATACTTCGGGCCTAATGTTTGACCCCAAAGAAGAAGCCGTTCACTTGCTCAAGAAGCTTGTGAACGCTTGCAATCTTGACGTTCAGAACAAGGAACTTGCAACCGATATAATTGAATACACCCTTGAAAGACTTTTAAAAGACGAGGCACATGAACAATCCAATTGAAAACAACCCGCTTGACTACCCGTACAACTTCGACGACTACAATGAAGAAGAAGATTGTGAAGGGTGCGGTCATGACGAACAACTTGAATTTGATCTTTAACATTATGAAACGAATCAACACACTTCAAAAAATCATTGCGGTCACGTTCTTCTTTGGCTTCGTGGCTGTTCTATTGTCGCCGTTCATTGCGGTCTTCAGTCCATACGCGGCCCGCCTTGCGTTCTTCGTTGGCGGCGGCCTTGCCCTTGTCATTCTTTTCTTGACAATGATTCAGGGAATTTATAACGAGTCTGAAGGCGACGTTTTCCCGTAACCATGACGAACGAAGAGATTAACAAGATAAAGGTCGCAAAAGTAAAGTGTTTGAAATCAACGTTGTTCTTCACGCGTTACTTCTTCAAGAATTTGAACAACAGAAAGTTCAGCGTCAACAGTCATCATGAAGAAATCTGTGCGGCACTTGATCGCGTCTATTCGGGACAATGCAAGCGGTTGATCATTAACATTGCGCCCCGGTACGGAAAGACAGAACTAGCCGTAAAGAACTTCATCGCGCGGGGTTTGGCATTGAACCCTTCGGCGAAGTTTATTCATTTGAGTTATTCAGATTCGTTGGCCCTTACTAATTCAGAAGAAACGAAAGACATCATTGACCTTGAATCATATCAATCAATGTTCCCTGAAGTAAGGCTTCGAAAGGACGCGACCGCGAAAAAGAAATGGACAACAGAACAGCGCGGCGGGTTGTACGCAACAAGTTCTTCAGGTCAAGTGACGGGTTTCGGTGCGGGTGCTGTTGATCTTGATGACGTAACCCTTGAACAAGAACTTGATTCAATAGATTCACAGCAACAGTTCGGCGGCGCAATTGTAATTGATGACCCAATCAAACCCGATGACACCGATTCAGATATTCTTCGCGACAAGGTGAACAAGAAGTTTGAAACAACTATTCGAAACCGTGTGAACTCAAGGAACACACCGATCATTGTGATCATGCAACGGCTTCACCCTAATGATTTGTGCGGTTACTTGCTAGATATTGAACCCGAAGATTGGGAGGTTCTGTCATTCCCTTGTATAGATGAAGAAGGCCTTGCGTTATGGCCCGAAAAACACACGCTTGAAGAATTGCTGAAGATCAAGCGCAATGATCCCGTGACATTTGAACGCCAATACTTGCAGAACCCGAAGCCGTCCGAAGGCCTTGTTTTTCCTGAAGAACAACTGAAGCGGTTCAGGTTGAAGGACATTGAAGGCGAAGAAGGTGAAGGTGTGATTGCATACGTTGACAGTGCCGATGAAGGAAAGGATTCATTTTGTTGCGTCGTTGGCAAGATCGTTGAACAAGGCTTTTATATTATTGATGTAATCTTCAGCAAAGACAATCTTGATTTCACATATCCAAGAACGGTTGACCTTTCAAAGAAATTGAAAATTGATTACTTGAGGATCGAAACAAATTCACAGGGCGCGCCAATTTACAGGAAACTTCACGAAGACCTTGATCACACTCAGGTGAACCCGATCTTTAATGTCAAGAATAAGAACACCCGAATTCTTGTTCAGTCGGGATTTGTCAAAAATTATTTTTATTTTAGGGCTGACATTGAAGAACATCTTGAATATCAAAAATATTTTAAAGAGTTGACAAACTTCACAAAGACAAGCGAAGCCAAACACGACGATTCCCCCGACGCAACAGCGGGCTTGTCATTGTTCGTGCGGCAAATGTTCCCTGAGCACTATGAGTAGACTATCAAATCTTTTATCAAAATTAACAGGCGGCTTCATTCCTCAAGACCTTTCACGGGGTTATTATCAAAAGGTTGTTCTTGGTAACCCGCAAACAGTGTACGTTGACACAAGCAACAAAGGCGAAATTTTTGACGAAGTGCCGCACCTCAAGACGGTGATCGCGCAAAAATCGAATATGTTCGCGAACATGGAAATCTTCGAACTTGACCTGAACACGGGCGAACGAACAAGGGATTCAGACGCCTTGCGTTTGTTGATGAACCCGAACCCGTTGCAATCACAAGAAGAATTTCTGAATCAAGTGAAGTTGTTTGAATCTATTTATGGCAATAACTTTCTTTATGGAAACAAGCCGCTTGAATCTTCAGCGTTGCCAAAGACATTGATGAACTTGATCCCTTCAGATATGACCATCAACACAACAGGCAAATTGTATAATCAAACAGACGTTGAAGGAATCATTGCCTCCTATGAGTTGAAGTCAGGGACGGTGACAAAGTTGTTCAGCCCTTCTGAAGTTTATCAAACGAAGGTCAACAGTTCTGACAACATGATTCTTGCGGTGTCTCCTATTGACACACTTCAACGACCTATTTCGAACATTCAACTTGCCCTTCAAACAAGAAATTCAATCTTGAATGATCGCGGTGCAATGGGAATCTTGTCAAGTGAATCGAAAGGCGAAGGCGCGCTTCCTTTGAAGCATGATGAAAAACAAAAGATTGAACAGGCCTATTCAAAAAATTATGGGATTCACGGCAATCAACAAAAGGTTCTTGTCACGCAAAGCGGTGTGAAGTGGACACCGATGTCTTACCCGACAAAGGACTTGATGCTATTCGAAGAAGTTGAAGATGACTTTCAACAAATCATTGATATGTACGGTATGAACCGCGACATCTTCAGTAGTACGAAGGG